CACCAATAGCAGACGCTCATGGTGGATGGTTACAATTAGATGAAGTAAATGCAACTAATGATGCTTACAACCAAGTTAATAGTTTTAGCGCTTATCAATTAAGCACAAAAATGAATTTTGGTTTTGAAGCTAGAGTAGCAGTTGAAGATGTTTCAGCAACAGAAATGGTTATTGGATTAGTTGATACAGATACAACTTCTCAAGTAGTAAATATTACTGATGGAGTATATTTCTCTAACTTTGCTGATCCCACTTCAATTACAGCGGGAACTGGTTGGTATTTACACGCTGAAAAAAATGGAACGGTAACTTCAAGTGATGCATTAGTTGATCCTTATACTGGTGATACTTTTGTAATTGAAGATGGTGCTTTGCAAACAGCGAGTGCAACTCAATTAGCAACTCCAAGTAATTCATTTATTTGTGGATTTAATATTATTCCTCAAGGATCAAATGGTAATGTTAATACTGCTGTGATTCAAGCATATTTAGGTCCTGTTGGAAAACAGCCTTTAGCTGTTGCATCAATTGCAACTACTAATTTACCTGATGATTTGGCAATGGGAATTATTGCTGGAACTAAAAACAACACAACAACCGCATCTATTATGTGGGTTGATTATGTTAAAGTGATGAGTTCTAGAAGCTTTGGTAGTTCAACTACGAAGTAATAACAATTAACCGAGGTAGGGTGTAAAAGCCCTACCTTTTTATAGGAGATAAAAAACATGAGTATTCAAGGACCGATAAGTTCGTTCTCTGTTACTGCCGCTGGTTCTAATCAAAGTATATATGCTGGTCCTGCTAGGATTTTAGGTGTTTATTATATGAATGATGCTGCTACTGGCACGATTGTATTATACGATGATGCAACGGAGGTATTTAAAATACAAATACCAGATGGCTCTACAACAGAAAATGCAAATTATATTGAATTTCCAGGTGATGGAATTAGAGTTGATACAAGTTTAAAATATACATTTACCTTAGTTAAATACGGAACGATCCTTTATCAAAAAGGGTAGTTCTAAAATGAAAAAAATAATTTTTCAATTTTCTTTTGTTGTATTAATTGCAGCAACAGTTTTTTTTTCTACAGGTGTATTTGGAGCAGATACAAATACCGTGTCTAGTACGGTGGTAACCAATAACACCCCACCTACTGCAAATGCACCTAGTGTTGTAGTTAATAATTCAGATATATGTAAAACAGCAGTTGCGGGTGCCGTGCAGACCCAGATTCTTGGAATTAGTAGCGGAGTTACAATAACAGATGAAAATTGCGAAAGAATAAAATTATCTAGATCTTTATATTCAATGGGTATGAAGGTTGCCGCAGTATCTACACTTTGCGCTGATCCACGGGTGTGGGATAGTATGTATATGGCAGGGACATACTGCCCTTATATGGGTGCCATAGGTGAGGAAGCAAAAGAAGGATGGGAGAATAATCCTGCATTAATACCTGCTGGATCCAAAGTATTTAAACAAATAGAAATAAAACAAAAAGAAACTAATAAAACAACAGGATTAACCGATGGGCAAAAACTTCTCAAATTTATTGTATTGGGTATGGCTATGCATTCTGGTATCGTGGCATTCGCCCCTTAAAGCAGAGTGTCCTGTTACGGCAACAGGTTTGTGTACGCCTGGTGTTGAAGAAACAATTGTCATAGATGAAGTAGAAACCATTGAATATGAAGCAGATGGTTATACAGTCACAACAGAGACCACAACTACAACCACAACAGTAACTACAACAAACCCTGATTCAGGTGACATTTTAGATGGTGATAATGATTATGTTACATCTAAATATGAAGGGGATATGGATATTGACTGGGGTGGCCAAGGTCCTGCAAATATGCCTTCTGGAAATTCTTGTTATAATTTAGGCACTGATAAATGTGCACAAATAACAGGGAGTGGTAATTCAACATCGACAATGGGTGTATCTGGTATGGGAACAACATTTATTAATACAATAGATATATCCGAACTTGATATAGAAAATGGCGGTAGAACTAATTATTCTATAAAAGTTGATAAAAGAGATCCTCAAGATCGTATTTATATGCATATTACAGGGCGTAATGGTAATACAAATATATTTCAAGGCACTGACATCTTATCTGAATCTGGTGTAACCAGTGGTTATCAAGAATACACAGGTGGATTTGATTTTGCAGGAACAATTACAAAATTAATTGTAGAGGTAGGTGGAAGGGATGTGTCTCTTGCAATCGGACCGCTTTTTGATGATGTACAAATAAATGTACTTTACAATGTAATTTCTACCATAGTTCAAGAACAAATAACAACGGTTGAAATGTGGGTGGCATATGGAGGAAGTAGTGAAACAGAAATTATAGACATTGTAGAAAATATTATTGATCATAATGACATTATAGAATCACCAGAAGGAGATATGTATTTTGAACCAGAATTTGAAGAGCCGGATATGGATATGTCGTATGAAACGGTTGAATTAGAAATGGAAATGGACTTTGATATAGACTTTGAGATGGAAATGCCTGATATGGAAATGGAAATGGAAATGGAAATAGCTAGTATGGAAATAGAAATGGAAATGGATTTAGACATACCTGAGCCAGAAATGGAGGAAGTAGAAATAGAAACCACTATGGAATCAGAGCCAGAACCTGAGCCAGAAATGGAAATAGAAACTGAGCCTGAACCAGAACCTGAGCCAGAAATGGAAACAGAGGAGGTACAAGATGAACCTACTGAAGAACCTAATAATGAGGCTGAAGAAGATATGGCAGAAGAGTCAGAATCTGAAGAAAGCTCACCAGAGGCTACTGAAGATGAGGCTGAAGAAGAAATAGTAGAAGAAGAGAAAAAAGAACCTGAATCTAAGAAAGAAAAGGCTGCTAAAAAGATAGTAAAGAAAATGGGCGATAAAGGTAGATATGATTCAAATAATCAGTTAAAAACATTAATAGTGATGCAGGTGTTAGGAAACACTAAAACGTTTTTTGATTCCCAGAAACAACTTAATGACAGAGAAGGATTTTTTACGGATTATATGCTACCTGACACCCAAATAACTAACAATAATTTAGGTCAATATTACTTATTTGTGGGTAGTGAGGGTTTAATGAACGAAATGATAGATAGCCAATGGCAGACGGATTTGGAGTAGTTATGGCAGAAATGGAATTTGCAGGGATTAAATTTAAAGGTGGAAAGATCTTTGTTATACTTACAGCACTAACCACAGCAGGTGGTGCTTTATGGGGTGGTTTTGAATTTTACAAAGATTACCTTGATATGAAAGAGCAGATACAAACGTATGTTGCTCCTGATCTGTCTGAATTTGATAAAAACATTGCACTAACAAAAGAAGAAATGTCTAGTAAAACAGACCTATTACAAACAGAAATAGAAATGTTAATGGGTGAAATGGAAATGATGATGCAAGAAATAAGACTTGTTTCTGATGTGGCTAATGAATTAAAAAATGATTTGAGACAAGATGTTAGACGTGTTGAATCAATTGTTAATGATGTAGAACAACAAGTAAAAGAAGATTCTAGAGATAATGCTAAAGATTTAAAATCTACAATTGATACTTTGGAAGATGATATGAAAAAGTTAGAAGAAAAAATAAAATTATCTCAAAAAGAACTAGAAGAAAAAATAGATAAAAGGATTAAAAGAGCATTAGAAAATCCTTTAGGAGGGTAATATGAAAATTTCTGAAAGTACAAATTTGCAAATGCCATTAAAAACGGTTGTAAGTTTGATCGTAATGGTCTCTGTTGGAACGTGGGCCTATTTTGGTGTGGTAGAGACCCTCAACCAGCACAATACGACCTTAGAGTTAATGGAAAAAGATTTAACAGCGGCTAATGAATTCATTACCGGTGTTCCTAAAGGTGATATGGTTTCCCCTCAAATCAATGAATTATTCATGTTGGTGGAATTTATTTCTGGAAATCAGGAAAAATTAAAAGCTGAAGTGGGTGAAAGTTTACCAGGAATTAAATCATTAGAATTACAAGTAGAATTTTTAGAACAACGATTAATTAAAGCAGAAGAAGTTATTGATAAGTTGCGTGCAAATGGAGGATATGATGGAAGTAATTAGTATCATAGTAATGTTTCTTTTTGGAAATATGAATGACACCGAAGATAGAATGACTCAATATATTCCTATGGAAAATTTATCTTCTTGTCTTAAAGAAAAAAGAGTATTGGCGAGAAATAAAGAATTTAAAAAAGATGCTTTTTGTGGAGAGGCTTTAGTAGAAATGAAAGATGGAAAAGTTATTTCTTTACATAATGAATTACCTGAAGGAGCTGTATTAGTAGAGAAGAAAGTTACTAAAGAAGCTATGAAAGAATGGACTTTAAGAGCAAGAGAAAAATGGAACCAGTAACAATAGTATATATATGTTTTGGAACTTTATGGCTTATGGGAGCACTCACATATTTATAAAAAATGGCTAAGATTGCAACAAGAGATGAATATTTTACACCTGTTAAAAAAAGGACAAGCATAGGACATTCGCCTCATTCACGACCTAAAAATAAACATAAAAGAAGAACATGGAAAAAATACAACCGACAAGGCAACAGATAACAGATGATGTTAGGCTCTGGTCTAAACATTTTTTAGAAGTTCCTAATCTTCATTTAGGGGGAGTGCCTGCATGTCCGTTTGCTAAAAAAGCTTGGTTAGATAAAAAAGTATGGGTAACGGTAAAATCTAAATATACCCCTTATAAAAAAGAATTAAATAACTGTTTAAAAAATTTAGATTTTTTGGTTTCAGAAATTCTTATATTTTGTGATCCTTATTTTAGTTATTCACCTGATGAGCTTCATATAGCTACTGAAGAATATAATGAATGGTATAATAGAAAAGACTTGTTTTTTATGAGTTTTCACCCCTCTAACCCAGCAACCGAAGAAGAACAAAAGTTCCTTGTTTCGCCAAATAATGATATTAATGTTCCTGGTCCTGATTATAAATATTCTATGATGTTGGTACAAAAGTTCTCGCAATTACAGGAAGCTTCTGGTAAATTGCACAAACAAGGTTACTATAAGATGTGGCCTGACGAATACTATCAAGACGTTGTAGTATCTCGTGCTAATAAATATAAAAAGATCAATGGAGGTCTATCATGAAAGGTAAAAAGAAAACTGCTAAAATGCGAGGCGGCGGAAAAGTTAAAATGTTAAAAAAAGGCGGACAAGGATACATTGACAGAAAAGATGAATCAATCGCTATGAGAATTAAGAAAAAACGTACTCCTAAACAATTAAAAGCGAGCCGTGATGAATCATACGGTAAGTTTGGAAAAGGCACCGGAAAAGGCGTTATTAATAAACGTGGTGGTGGTATTGCAAAAAGAGGAATGGGGATTGCGAAGTAGTAGATGCCAATCAATACAGGAACCCCTAGTTACTCTTCAACAGCAGGATTTATATTAGATCTTGATTCTTTGATTGAAGAAGCTTTTGAACGGTGTGGTTTACAAGATCGTACTGGTTACGAATTAAAAACCGCACGTCGTTCTATTAATTTAATGATTGCTGAATGGGCAAACAGAGGATTAAATTTATGGACTATTCAACAAAGAGAAGCAACAGTAACGGCTACAACGCAAATGATTGAAGGAGTAACTTTATATTCAGTTGATTCAGCGGGTAATGCTACAACTGATGCTAATGACAGCGCTCAAATTGTAGATATTGATAGTGCGGTAATGTCTAATAGTAGTGGTGATTATTCGATGACAAAAATAGGTAGGTCTACTTATTGGGATTATACGGTAAAAACTACTCAAGGTAGACCTGCTCAATATTATTTTGAAAGAACTATACTTCCTAAAGTATATTTCTACCCTGCCGCTGATGCTACTTATACTTTTAAATATTATGCATCTTTACGAATGACAGACATAAATGCTTATACTAAAAACGCAATGATTCCTTTTCGTTTTTTACCCTGTTTAGTTGCAGGATTATCATATTATGTGGCTATGAAATATGCTCCTGATAGACTTCCAATGTTAAAAGGGGTGTATGATGAAGAGTTTAGTAGAGCTGCGGCGGCAGATGTAGAAAAAGCTAGTTACAGTGTAGTTCCAAGACAAACTTTATATTTTTCATAGGAGAATAAATGGGTAAATATGCATCAGGAAAATTTGCTCTTCGAATTTCAGATCGATCGGGAATGGCTTTTCCATATAATGAAATGGTCCAGGAGTGGAATGGATCGTGGGTTCACACTTCTGAGTTTGAGCCTAAGCAACCACAATTAGATCCAAGAAATCACCCAAGAGATTTTACAGCACTACAGCACGCTAAACCTCAAATTGCAAATTCTAGGGTTTATGTAGGTAATAATACAATAAGAACTCCAACGGGAAATGTAGTTTTATCTCCTGATTTAGATGTATATGATGGAGTAGGAGATGGCACGGCTGTTAATTCTTTTCAAACATTATTAGAGCCCGTTACCAATTATTACGCAAACGGCGTAGCTTATGCCGATACTCAAAGAAGTATGATGCCTCTTAGTGTACAACAACCTCAACAAATGACACGGTTGTTATCTCGCACAGGAAATGTTACAGTAAGCACATCATGACCGATTATTCAGATTTAAATGATAATGTAAGAAATTATACTGAGACGGACACTAATGTCTTATCGGATGCAATTATTCAACCTTTTATAGAATCCATTGAAGATCAAATAATGAGAACGGTAGATCTTAATTACTACCGTAAATATGATTATGCTACATTAACCATAGGAAATGCTTTTATTCCTCTTCCTAGTGATTGGCAAGCTACTCGGTATATGCAAATATATGATAGCTCTGCTTCCTCTCCTGAAAGAACTTTCTTGCTACAAAAAGACATTTCGTTTATGAATGAATATTGGCCTGATAGAACGGCAACTGGTACTCCTAAGTATTATGCTATGTGGGACCAGGATACGCACTATGTTGCGCCAACACCAAACGTTGCTCTTAATACAGAGCTCGCATACACGTACAAGCCTGATGGCTTATCAAGTACACAAACATCTACTTGGTTAAGTCAAAACGCTCCAAACGTGCTTTTATATGGTTGTATCTTACAAGCACTTGGATACTTGAAAGGTCCAGCAGATATGATACAATATTATGATAAAATGTTTAATGAGTCTGTGCAGGCTCTCGCAACGTATGAGATGGGGCGTGACCGCAGAGACGAATTTCGAGATGGCGTTATTCGTATCCCTCTCGAGTCAAAGAACCCATAGGAGATTATTATGGCAATAAATCAAGCTGTTTGTAACAGTTTTAAAGTGGAGATTCTGAAAGGCTTGCACAATTTTACGGCAACGACAGGGAACACTTTTAAATTAGCGCTTTACGATTCAGAAGCAACATTAAGTAAATCAACAACAGTATTTCAACAAACTGATGAAGTAGGAGCTTCAGGCACTTATGCTGAAGGAGGCGGAGCATTAACATCTGTAACACCAGTATTATCTGGCGATACGGCTGTTTGTGATTTTTCACCTGACTTATCTTTCACAAGTGCAACTATTTCTGCTCAAGCTGCTGTAATTTATAATTTCTCTACAGTATCAGGATTAACTACGAATGCTGCTGTTTGTGTTTTAGATTTTGGTGGAGTTAAATCTTCATCTGCTGGAACATTTACAATTACATTCCCTGCTGCTGAAGCAACTGCTGCAATTTTAAGAATCGCATAGGAGATAAATTATGGCTTCCGTCCAAGGATGGGGCCGACTGACTTGGGGCTCAGGTGCATGGAATGAGTATGCTCCTGTAGAAGCTACAGGTGAAGGCCTCACGTCATCTACTGAAGATGTAACAGTTGTTACTGATCAGGTTATATCAGTTTCTCTTGATGAGTTAACATCTACTGCAGGTAATGTAGTAGCTACAGGTATTGCTAATGCAACACCTGGAGGTAACGAATTAGAGTGGAAGCCTATAGGTACATACGTTGTTCAATCTGATTTTATTTTCCCTATTACAGGCACAGATGCTACTTCTTATGAGGGTGATGTTACTACTACTGTAGAAATTAGAGCAGGATGGAATAGATCTAAAGATATTACCACGGGAGCTGCTATTGGTTGGGGAGATCAACAATGGGGTGCTTCTGGTGGATCTTACGCTGTTTCTCTTGACGAATTAACAGCTACAAGTGGAACAGGTTCCACCATAACCACCGATCAAATTATAACTATTAGTGTTCCATCTCCTTATGAGTTA